TTCTTCCGAGTGTAGGCGTCTTCCACCGACCATCCTTCGGCAATCCGGCGACATATTGTCGTGTAGTGAACGCCAGCATTGGCTGCCCACTCCAGCAATGTCTTTCCGACGCCGTTTATCGTGATTATCTTGCGAGTGAGCGGAATTCGGCGCTCCGATAGAAATTTCGACGCGTCCACTTTCCCCGTATCCGCGCGCAATCGGAGGGTACCGTATTTGATGTTAGACTCCTCCGCCCACTGCGCGATGGTCTTTTTCTGCCCGTCGATTTCAACGACCCGACTTGAACGGCGATTTCTGGCCTGAGCCTTGCGATCCACCCATGCGCAGTTATCCGGTGAATAACCCCTGGAATTGTCCAGGCGCTCAAGGGTTAATTCTGGGTCGTAACCGCTGGCTATGGCCCAGTCGCAAAACGCTTCGGCGGTGTTCCATTCAACCGCGAGAGTTATGCCTCTCCCCCCATAATTAGCATAGGCGGGGTTCCTTGGGTTCCGACATCTGGCCCGCATGGAGAAATAAGCGTTGTAGAGTTTTGGGTGGGTTATCGAGGAGCCATGGGTTGAGGCAACACCTCGATCGCTTCTGACTTTTCGCATGCAAAACCATAGCGCATATCGGACTAATCGACCAGAAGCGAGTTGCACGAACCGGGTCATCGCTGACGCCTCGCCCACAACATGCCCGTAGCCGACACGCCCCCGCTCGTGAACCCGCATTGCGCCACGAGGTAAACCGTCGTGTCCGTGCTGACATTGATCCGCTGATCGCCGCCCGTGCCGAGGCGCAACTGATTGGCGGCGGCCGACCCCGCGACCCTCGCGGATATCACGTTGAGCGTGGCTGAGACCGTACTGCAACTCGCCGCCGCGAACGTCACCGCCCCGGTCGGATTGATGATCACATTGCCCGCCACATCCCAGTCGCCCGGCGTCAGATCCAGGCTACAGATGTTCTGGACCGAGCCGTTGCTCAGCCCCACGGAGGCGCCGCTGGGCGTGACCAGATACTCGCCAATGTCCCCGGCCACCGCGTCAGAGCCGTCCGTTACCCCGGCGTGCTTCGTGGCGGCAACCGCCATCGCGTTGACCTGATCCGACAGGCTCTGGTGGTATTCCGTCCACGCCTGCGAGTGCTGCTGGCCCGAGGGGTAGTCGGCGATCGGCGCGTCATGGAACGGCGGATCGACGCGTTTTGGTGCCGTCGCCATCACGAGGCCCCCGGCGCGATGTCGGCGCTGACAGCGTAGAGGCGAGTCAGTCCATGAACCGTCAGCCGAAAACTCCGCTCACGGAACGATCCAAGCCGTGTCGTGAACACGCGATGGCGGAATGTCCCCGGCGCCCCCGCCGACATGATCCGAGGCGTCGTCCACGTTCGCGCGCCGTCGTTCGACCAATCCAGGCTCACCGGCCCCGGCGTCTCGGCCGAGCCTACTTCCATCTCGATCTCCACACGCGCGCAGAACGCCCGAGCGCCGCGAACGCTGCTGACGGTAATCGGCGGCAACGTCGCCTGCCTGATCACGGTGACGCCCGCGTCAACCGGCCACATCGCCAGGGTGTAAATCTGCCCGGTTGAACGACCCCCGAACAAATGCAGCGCGTTATTGTCGGTCGCGGCGACCCATGCCGCCCACGGGGCGTGTCCGTCCGTGCTGGTCGAACGCTCGTGCCACTTCTCGGTCGTGGCGTCGTAGACCAATGTCCGGTCATCCAGGGTCGTCAGGCAGTAGAACCAGTGACCCCGGAACGCGTGTGTCATCGCGTCCAGACCAACCGCGTTGCCGCTGATAATGGCCTCGATGGCGTGCGTCGAAACCCGCTTCGGCGCGTAGCCGTTTGATCGGTAGACGATACCATCCAGCCCCATCCACCACACCGAGCCGTCCATGCGGCAGACCGACATCGGCGAGCCGGTGCCGATATTGATCACCCCGCCGGACATGCGGCGGAATGGGAAAAACGAGATCCCCGGCGTGGTCTCCAACCCACTCGACCCAGCGTCGTACCAAACCTCGAAGCCGCTCTCGCCCACCGTCCAGACCTGCCCGCGATGCGCGATCACCCGACGTATGGCGTTTGGCATGGCGTCGGAAAACACGAAGTCCAGCGCGTCGAAGCTCAGTGGATCAAGCAGACGGGAAATGAACCACTGCGACGTGTCGCCGAGCGAGGAAAACACGAAATAGCCGTCCACGTAACAAACCGACGAGGCGCCGGGGAAGTCGGGGTCGGTGATCAGGTTCAACGCATCGCCGGGCAGATGGCCGCAGGTATAGGCACGCGGCGCCACGCAGATCACGGCGGCGATCGGCCCCGCCGCGATGGTGACGAAGCTGTTCCAGGGCGATGTTCCGGCGTCCGCCGTGCCGACATCAAGCAGGATCTCGATCGTTGGCGTGCCGTCCGCCGCGAACCGCAGGCGGTAGGCCTTCGTCCCGGCTACGAGATAGATCACGCCCGGCGCGTCGTCGTTCATCGCCAGGATCGGGTCCGCCCCGACACTGAGATAGGGCAGCAACGCTGGCGTGGAGACCAGTGGCGTCTCAGTCCTCGCGTCGGCGGGCGCCTGCTCGACCATTAAATTCAAAAGGGTCTTATGCACCAGTGGCAGCGATGGGTGCTCGTATGTCTCCGTGGGAAACGGTATCCGCCGCATCCCGGTTTTGGGCTTCAGAGCCTCAGAAAGCGTGGCTAAAGTGTCAGACATATGGCATTAATCCCGATGCGGCCGGCGGGACCTCATTGAAGCAGCGCGTCCTGTAGTTGGGTGAGTGTGTCAGCATTTCACCATTTCCCGGCGGCCGCATGCGCGGTGAGCGTGTCGGACATCGCTTCAGGTCACCAGGTTGTTGAAAACGAGTTTATTTGTCCCCGTCGCGGTGTCACTCAACGGTGAACCGGTATTGCCATACAGGCTGCAATTCGTAATCACGTAATGATCGAGACCCCCGGCGGTCAGGATGCCGGCACCCGCGTTGCCCCCTCTGCCCCCATAGTTGCCGGCGCGAAACCCGTTGAAGGTAATCCCGTTGACCGGCGTTCCGTCCACGTGCGCGCCGTTGCTGGAGTTGGCCTCGGAACGGCCGCCGATGATGTTGATCCCGCTCACCCCGGCGCCCGCGCCGGTGATCCGGACACCCGAGCCGCCGGCATTGGCGCAGAACTGGCAACCGGTGACTTCCATTCCGTTGACGGTTCCGGACGGCGCGGCCGGCTGGATGACCAGGCCGTGCCCGGCGGACAGACCAAACCACGTATTCGAGATCAGGGTGTCGAACACCCCGCCGCCGGGGATGAACATCGCCGCCGACGACCCCTTCGCGCTGTCGAACAGGCAATTCGTGATGGTCAGGGCGAATGTGTTGTTGCTGGCGGGTGGCCCAACCAGAAACGGCCCGTGGAACGTCGCGTTGATATTGGACAACAGCAGCGTGTCGCCGTTCCTGACGATGATGCACGCATTCGGTTGCGTGCCGGTCATGGGGCCAGCCAGCACCATGTTCGTGACCATGCAACCGCCGAAATTGTCGATGACGATACCGGCGCCGCCC